CCTTGAGTAAGGAAACTTAAATCCCTTTCTCTGGTAAATACTCCGGGTGATACTATGCGCTCGTTAGCCATTACTTATTCTCCAAGGTGTGGGTTGTATTATTCTGATACTTCCCCGGTTTCCATATCTATGTTACCAGTTCCATATGTCTGTTGCAACTTCTCAAATAAAACCCTTTCTTTTTCTTTAAAATCCATAAATGCAGATTGCTGCGCATTAATATCTGTAGAAATACTATCCAACTGTGTTTGTACTAGAAATTTATTAAGCGTTAGTTCTCCAATCGAAACAACAATTTCAAGAAGTGATTCCCGCATTTTCTGAATTTCTAATAACTCGGTTTCAGTAACTTTTTTCATACCTGCCTCATTGTATAAAACGGTTATATATCATACATATATAATTTCGTGTCGAAACTCATATAATCTAATTAATAAATATCACTCACTATTTCCAAAGTTATTATTATATAGTATTCGTAAGAATTTCTGTGTCAAATACCACTTTTTTTGGAGAATATTGTAATTGAGTTGTTGCTACTCTATTACTGTTTTTGTCCAATGCACTTTGTGGAAGTATATATGCCTTTACATCAATCGAAAATTTATTACGCACAAGTCGATCATTCGTTGTGGGAAGATCTGTTAATTGTTCAAACTGAGAAATCTTGGTGACAAACTTATAATTGTTTGTTTCACCCCAATATTCATCACTTTCAAACGAAATATTTTCAACAACCCCATTCATTTGTTCCATATATTCCGTCCAAATTATTGCCTCATACACAAAATCATAATAATCGGGAATCATCGTGGTATGATAAATTTGACTTGGAACAATGCCATTTTGTGCGGTAAATCTATCGTAAATATTTCTAGAATTCCACCCTGCCCGAAACGTATATTGTTGGTACTTGTTTACGGGAGATGCTATTTGATTTCGTTTCATAGTCGTGCGTTTTATCATAATAATTGGCAATAGAATTTTTCCATTCTTATCACGAATATTCCCATCTTGTTGCGCACTTTTCCACCGTTCTGGATTACCGTAAATAACGGGAATTTGAATTTGTTTGCCGTCCTGTGTTATTACGGGTTTAATCTTTGTTTGTAAGTATTTCAATATGGCGTTGTCCACCGTATATAACCCCACAGACACGGGTGAGCTGACGCCTGTGACATTTTTGTTATCCATACCACGGTTATATCGTGTTGGCATTGTAATACGATTTCTGTCGAATATAGGCGTACTCATGTGTGGGTTTCCTCAATATTAACACTGCTTTTACGAGTCAAATGCGTTTCACAAATGATGTTATTATTATATTCAGGTCTTGCCGCAACTAGTTGAGTTTCGTTAATATTATCAATTTCATAATAACTTTCGTTATATTTGATAATGTCACCGACTTCTGGATATACATTCACATCTTGTAGTAATTTTCGTACAAATCTAAATTCTACGCCAGGTTGTGTGATATCATAACCAAATCCTTCTGACCCAGGTTGCGCTTTGGGGTATTTTATTAATGCATTTAAACTAATACCACGATACCGTGCCTTACTAATAGATTCCCCGTAAATATTCACGTTGGCAATATCTTGAATAATTTTATATAATACGACTTCTACATCAACGATATCAACAACAACTTCTCGGTTGATATGTTGAAAGAATAGAAAGTCGCGTTCAGTGACAAATCGCGGCATATATTATAAAACGTAGAAAGGTACTGGAACATACTTGAACATTGCTTGCATTGCTTCTGCATTTTCCATATGTTTTTTCATTTGCGCTTGATGACCTGTTTGTTCTAAGGTTTCCTGAATTTCTTTGATTAGGTTATCCTTTTCTTGAGCAGATTCTCTACGAAGTGTATCACCATCTAATCGTATTTGTGCATCAGGAATGGGAATATTTTCGTACTTAGAACGAATATTTCCCAATACTTCTTTTGCTAATGCAAGTGTATATCGGTATACCCAGTTTCTTCCAATACTATTGATATTCTTGTATTGAATGTTATCATAGGGAATATTAGATAAATCCGATACTGTACTATTTTCTGAGCCCGATTGCAGTAATGCGTTTCCACTTTGTTTATCTGAGATAACAATGTAATCAAACCATATTTCAGTAGCTTCGGTAAAGATTGGAGTGAAACGTACAATATTATTGGATACCGTGAAACTATATTGACTTTTACGAATCATATCATTTATTTCAATTGCTTGAATACGCAATAAATCTTCAAAGGCAGGCATCATTACGAAGGTGACCGGTGGAGAAAATCCATCAAATCCAAACTCACTCATGAGATTGGTTAATCCAAGACCCGTTGTGGCAAATGGATCGTAATATCGTGCAATTGCTGGTGGCATCTGATGATAAATGCGACGAATTTCAATTGCCGATCCACTTTCTTTTGAATCTGCCCACAGCGTTTTAAGATCATAGGATTGTTGATAGGCAGAGGCAGTAATAAAACCTTTCTTTACTGTGACATTACCACCACTTTCTGCTTCCATGCCGTATTGTGCGGACAATTTCACCAATTGTGGAAGTGGCGTGGATAGAATATTTCGCTGGGTAATATTCGTGGACGTGCTCATGCCTTGTAATGATAGCATGTGTTCACGGGCATTGAATTGATTAACTTGATTGCTATACGTGGTAATGGCTTCTTCTAGACACGTATACATTTGTCTATGGGTAAGCTCCACATCCACGACAGGATAACCCAGCCGCCTTGCCACAAATGATGCAACCCGAGGGGCTTCCGTTTGAAACTCTGCGTCACTATCATAAAAACCAAATGCCGTTAGGTTATATGGATTGATTGGCGCTTCTTCAAAAATAATTGGTTCACGATTCTGCATACAAGCCCTCTATTAGAGTCATATACTATAAATATCAAAATAGTTTATATAACCATAACTTTATGACAATAAAAAGGGTGACCCGAAGGTCACCCAATTTATTAATCGTGTTACAAAATCTATTAGACGAGGTTGAGCTTGTCGATGTAGATTTTTCCAAAAAATTCGGGTCTGACCACTTTCTTCGCGTAACGCGTCATCACGCCACGACGAGGTGTGAAATTGTTTGGATCGTACACAAGTGGCGTCATGATCAATGGAATGTATGGTGCGTACACTGCACCCGTTTCCAAGAATTGGTTACCACGGAAGCCCATTAACATCACGTTTTCTGTCATGTATGGGTTCTTGTATATGGTGAAGCGGTTCTGGAAGTTACCAATCTTCGTGACACCGGCTGCAAATTCCATCTTGTCGCCATCGGTTCCGGCTGCAAAGCCAGGGATGGTTTCAAGAATTGTTGCCACCGTTGGTGACACCACTGCAAAGTTAGCACCGCCACGCATCGTGAGCTGATGAATCTTGTTACTAACCTTTTGCATCTTCTGACCAAGTGTTTGGAACCAGGTCATGTTTGTCCATGCCGTACCCGTAAAGCTACTGGCGGCAAATGCACTGCCGTTCCAGACTGAACCAATTTCTGCTGACCAGAATTCCGTTGTGGTTGATGGTGCAGCGCCAATTAACATATCAAGAATTTCAAGATCAATTTCCATTGCAACATAGTCACTTAACATACTGGTGAGTTCTGCTTCAGCGTCTACTGAATGATATGCGTTCAAGTCTTGTGCAAGTTCTGGTGACCATACTGCCTTCAACTTACGTGTCTTGGCAACAATGGTTTCACTCTTGAGTTCCAAATCAATTTCTGGAATGTTAAGGTTTGTTGAACCGTCACGATCTTCGAAATCGCCACGTGCTGTATCGACAGGTGCCTTTGTGAATGTAACACTGTTAAGTGTCTTCGATACTCCTACCGCTGAACTAACAATGAATGTCACATTAGTGCCATCATACTTGGTAAATTCTGGTAATAGTAATGCCCCAAAATCAATTACTGATCCACTTAAAGCAAATGAGCGAACTGCTAAGAAATCAGCACTTGGTAATGCTGTTCCAGCAACCGTATATTTACTTAGACTTCCTGTTGCTACGTAATCTTGATTG